CAAACTTTAGATGGAACGTAGTATATGCAACAGCAACTAATGCTAGCTCTGATGCAAGAATAAAAGAAAATATTGGAGTAGTATTAGGAACAGAATTTTTAAGTTTATTGAAACCTGTAAGTTATGTTCGAATAGGAGATGCTGATCAACGCAGAGCTCATGGGTTTGTAGCACAGGAAGTCAAAGAAGCTATGGATCAATTGGGTATTCCGCTGTTTGGCGGATATGATGATGCTAGTCCAGATAAGTTAGCATTGCGTTACAGTGAATTTATATCAACATTAATTAAAACTCTACAAGAAAAACGCGAAAGAGTTGTAGCTCTTACAGCTAAAATTACAGCATTAGAGGGTAAGGCATAATGGCATCGTTAAAATCAACTAATATAGCAACCAGTGCAACTGTTGGCGGCGGGGCAGTTTGGCACACAGGTAATCAAGGCAGTACAAGCGGAGCAGATACAGGTTTAAATGCTGGACAAATTTGGGGTTGGAATGACTACGAGTTTGACATTCCATCTAGGACCACTGCACTTACATTAGGTGGCAACACTAGTAACTATTATCCAATTATATTTGCACAAAATGCATGGGATGCTGGAAGTTATGGAACGCCTCTTATTATGGATATCCGTCGTACAGATGCTGACCAAACAGCTGACGGTGCAGGCACCGGTACATTCTTCATGAAGTTGAAGTACAGAGCAACTAACTGGGGATTCCATCAGAATCACTGGGAAATTTTAGAAAACTATGCCAGCCCAACCGCAACACAATATCCATTTGTTGCTAACGTAGCACAACCTGGAACCAGTGCCTGGCTGGGCGTATGGATGAAAGGCGGTTTGCACTATCACTTTGCGTTTGGTACGCAAGCAGCTGTATTTGATAGTAACTGCACTACGTCACGAAACAAAGGTGTAGGTAACGGATCTGGCAGTTATTTAAACGGTGATAGTTTCTGTTGGGAAAACCCAACACTAACTGGTGGTGGTGTAGGTTATCAAACTACATTAAGTGTTCCTAGTTATGCTACCTACTTCCAACAAGATTTGTGTTCAAAAGGTTATGACTTAGGACAAAGTAGTTTCCGTGCAAGTAACGTATATGTAACTAGTACTAGCATAAGTTCTGACGAAAGAGTTAAAGACAATTTCGGTGTTACATTTGGAACAGAATTTATAGAATTATTAAAACCAGTTAGCTATACATTTAAAGGCGACTGGGACGATGGTAAATTACACTATGGTCTACTAGCACAAGATGTTAAAGATGCTATGGATCAGTTAGGAATTACAGAAGACGAATTTGCTGGATACGATGGAAGAAATCCTGATATGTTAAGCCTGTTGTATGATGAATTCATTCCTATTATTGTAAAAACCATCCAAGAAGAAGAAAATATTATGACAAATTTAAAAACAAGAATATCAGCATTGGAGGCAAAACATGGCGGTGTATAATCTTATAAAATCTGCAGATTCAAGCAGTGTTACTATTTTAAATAACGGTATTGAAGTAAGTCTCTACACAGATGTTTTTGATACTGGCACAGATATTCATGGCTGGGGCGGCTGGAAAGGCTCTCCTGATCAAATCGCATTTGCATTATGCTATGATTATACTAAAGATTTAGAAAAATCCAAAGCAGCTTATCCTACCTTAGCTCAACTCATAATCAACGCGGCACCTTTTGAATTAAACATAAGTACTGGGTCTATAGATTTTGCACTTAGCCAGATTTAATCCCGTTAAGTGCTATCTAGCACTTAATTGAGGATTTTTTATGTCTGTGAAAATTGGTTGGTTTGTAAACAGTGAACCAGCATGGAACGAGTTGGTATATCAACAACCCGAACCGTTAGCATTGAATCAAGATCATTCTGCTCAATATGTTCGTTGTCCTGCTACAGCACATTATTGTAAAAATACGTTTATAATTAGATCAGGTTACGATCTACATCTACGTTTTGATAAAAATACCAAAACGATCAAATATATCGACGGCAGTCTCGATCCTAGTTATGTAAAAGAATTACTAGTTCAATTTCACCCCAACGAGTGGCGCAACCCGCACACTCCTATTTTTCAACTACATTTAGATAATGGATTTGTTGCAGACGAACCTGTCTGGATGGAAGTTTTTCCAGCATTTTATCAAGCTCCTAAGATTCCGGGACATATAATTCCAGGAACATTTGATATCTATAGTTGGCAACGTATGCTTAGTTATAGTTTTGAATGGATGAATCCTGACGAAGACTATCACATTAGTCGAGGTGATCCACTGTATAGTGTTAGATTCAGATCAAGGGATCCGGGAGATAGTTTTAAAATCGAAACAATTAAAATGGACGACCGATTAAAAAACGATATTGGAAAATGTCAAGGTGTTAAGTTTGCTTTAAAAAATTATAGCTGGCGCCTAATGGCCTTAAATAGAACACTACGCCCAAGGAGATACATTAAATGAATATGGAATTAATCGACATTTATCCTGTTAAAATTGCTACTTATGATCTAAAGCAATTATTAACAGTTGATGAATTTATTTCACTACAAGACGCAATTGAAAATACAAGTGCAGATACACACGAACGTTTGAAAAAACCACAAAGCCCGCCAGCAACAACTGACAGTACTTTGTTTTTAAATGAAAATCATTCTGCTCTTATGAAAGTTAAAAAAGATTTTCATGAAAGTTGTATTGCACTTCATGAAGCAAAGTTTCCAAATTTAGCTGGAAAGTTTCATGTTTACGATAGTATTTGTAAAGGTATTGTTATTAACTCAATGACAACAATGCAAGATACTATGAGCAACTATCCATGGCACTATACTGGAATTGCTGTTATTAGAGCTCCTGAAACTTTACCCGAAGGACAAGGGGATATTGTGTTTGTTGATCCACTACCTGTTAGTGAAAAAGGCGACCAACATGGTGTAATTGCAAAACGCGGCAATATGACTATATTTCCATCATGGTTGAAATATCGTTTTAGACCAATTGCGTATCAAGAAACTGAATACGATACTGTCATGATACTAGTTATGAATAGTTTTGTTGTTCATGAAAGATTAGAAGACTATGCAGCTAAAGAACGTGCGGCCTATAAAGGCGAACCAACAGAAGCTCCACTATTCCAATTAGGGCCAACAGGTGATCGCGGAGAAACTGAAATTGATATTAAACCTCCTACAGATAGTTCACTTCCATCTGAGGGGATAGATATTGGCCGTTTCTGATGAAACACATTGTAGTTGACAACATCGTACCTTTACCTTTGCAAGATCAATACGAATATGCTTGCCAAGGGTTTAGCTGGAATTATCTTATATCTACATATAAAGGTACAAATCCAGGTTCTAAGGAAACTGAAGAAATATACGATGTTGGCCAACTAGTTTACCCTATTCATTTTAGAGATTATACGACTAGCTTTTACTCTCAATTAGATCCGTTAATATCGGCTATATCAAAGATTAAACCTTTATATAAAGATTTGCTAAAAATAAAAGCCAATCTGTTGTGGAGAACTAGAGATTCCAATAACCGTTGGAATACACCACATACTGATATAGATAGTGTTGCCAATAAGGATGACATTTTTTGGTCATGTGTGTATTATGTAAATGACTCGGACGGTGATACTTGTTTATTTTACGAAAACGAAGTAGTACGAGTATCACCTAAAAAAGGCCGAGCTGTATTATTTCCTTCTAGTTTGTTACATGCAGGATCTAATCCTACTGTAAGCCAGCAACGTGTGGTCTTTAATATAGTATGGAAAACAACACATGATTAAAAAAATTGTTATTGTCGGAGGCGGAACAGCAGGCTGGATTGTAGCTAACTGTATGCAATCATTTACTTTAGACGATATGGAAATTAGTCTATTAGAAAGTGATAAATTACCTACAGTTGGAGTCGGTGAAGGAACTAGTAGCCACTTTTGGGCATTTTTAAATCGTTGGTGTCCTTGGTTAAATGAAGCAGAATTTATTCGAGAAACAAATGCTACATTTAAAATAGGCAGCAGATTCGAAGACTGGACACATCCAGGTAGTGTATATACAACTCCTAACGATAATATCGGACATCCTATGGAGTCTAATAACTATTGGCCTCCAGATTTTGATGCTATGCGAGCTTATGCTGTCTTGCACGGGTTATCAACAAACCCTAGTATTCAAAGTAAATTGATGGACACATTAAAAAGTCCTTATTTTTCAGGACAAAGCACTGGACATAGTTACCACTTTGACGCTGCCTTAGCACTAAAATATTTTCATAGTAAAGCAGAAGCTGCAAATATTAAAAGAATTATCGGAACAGTAGTAGATGCAGATGTAGAAGAATCTGGTCTAGTCAAATGTTTGAATTTAGATGATGGCAGAAAAGTCTATGCTGATATGTTTATCGACTGTACAGGCTTTTTAAGATTATTTCCTAAGATATTTAATATTAAATTTATTAGTTGGAAGGAACATATCCTCGTAGATCGCGCCATTAACTTTCCTATCCCAATTAAAGAAACTGAAAAAATACCTACACATACACTAAGCAAAGCCATGCCAAACGGTTGGCTATGGCGAGTACCTACTTTTACCAGATATGGATCTGGTTACATTTATAGTAGTGATCACATTACAACTGATCAAGCATTTGATACACTACAAAAAGACTTTGGTGCAGATAGATATCTACAAGAAATTAAGTTTGATACAGGATATTTAGAAAAAGGATGGGTCAATAATGTTTTATTCAGCGGATTGTGTGCTGGATTTGTTGAACCTATGGAAGCAACTAGCTTGCACAGTAGTATATGTAACCTATTAGTGTTCATGAAAGACTATTTTAGACCCGACATGGATTTACTTGATACAAATTTACATAAACGCTACAACGAAAATTACTGGAAACCCTATTGGGAAAGTGTACGAGATTGGATATTACTACACTACATGGGCGGAAGAGAAGATACTGAATTCTGGCGCACAGTGAAGAATATGAAATTGCCTGATAGTCTTGAAAGTAAAATGCAACTATGGAAATTTAGACTACCAAGAATTATTGAAACTAGCCACATGGATCAAGTGTGGCAACATACACTAGTATACGGTGTGTTAGACGGTTTAAAATTGTTAGACAAAAATCTAGCAAAAAAAGAATTAGCCTACTACGATTTAGAACATATAGGTAAAGAGATTTACGAAAAATATAATAATTTAGCAAATAAATTATATCTAGGAGCAAAGGATCACAGGAGACATTTAACTGAGATTAGAAACGGGGCCAGTACATGAAGAAATTTTTTATAGCAGGTGGTGGAACAGCAGGGTGGGTAGTAGCTAGTATGTTAGCTGCACTTTATAAAGGTTGTGATATTACTTTGGTAGAAAGTCAAGATATTGGCACTATTGGTGTTGGTGAAAGTACAACTCCTGCTATATTAGATTTTTTAAATCTCAGCGGAATTAATCTAATTGATTTTATAAATTATACCGACAGCACTATTAAAGTTGGAATTAATTTTGAAAATTGGACAGGCACTGATAACAAATATTTTCACGGTAATAGAGATTATCTACACAGCTTTGATCTTACTAAACAAAATGATTTCTGGGGAGTAAGTTACTTACACGATTTTTTAGAAGACGAACACAAGTACAGTAATTATGTAAGAGATAATCTAGTTCCTTTTAATCGTAAAGGATATCAAGTTGGCGCCCATGCTCTTCATATCAATGCCAACAAATTAGTAGAATATTTGCGTAAATTCTTACAAGGAAAAGTAACTGTAAAAGAAGGGTTGATTACAGAAGTTAAAAAAGACGAACAAGGAATCTCTAGTGTAAAATTAGAAAGCGGTGAGGTATTTTCTGCAGATGTTTATTTTGATTGTACTGGATTCAAGCGTGTAATACATCAACATGTCGATTCAAAATGGCATAGTCTTAAAGATTTGCTACCAGTAAATAGGGCTATCCCAAGTCCATTTGATTGGAACGATCCTATGAATACTACACACTCTAGTGCATTGTCATCTGGATGGGTATGGCAAGTTCCGTTAAGCAATCGTGTAGGTTCAGGATACGTATACAGTGAAGAGTTTAGCAAGGACCCAGAAGCAGAATTTGTAGAATATATTAAACAAAAATATAATCGAGTTGTAGAACCTACACGTACAATTAAATTCGAAGCAGGGTATGTAAAGAACCCTTGGTCAAAAAATGTGGTATGTGTCGGTTTAAGTAGCGGGTTTGTAGAACCATTAGAAAGCACAAGCATACACATGATGTTTCATCAGATTATGTGTTTTTCTCAACTATATGATGGCTTAATTAGTGCTAACATCAATAATGTTTACAATAGTTATATGATAGACATGTACGATGATACAGCTAGCTTTGTTAAAATGCACTATCTTGGCGGTAGAAATGATACTGAATTTTGGAAGTATATGCAGAATTCAAAAAATACTCCTAGGCTAGACAACTTATTATCTATATGGAATAATCATTTCCCAACAGCAGATCATATTGGACAAAATAAAGACCGTGTAGTCGGTTATAGATTGTTTGCATTACCTGCCTGGATACAAGTATTAGTTGGGATGAAAATTATTGACAAGTCTTTGATTAAAAAATATATCGATTTTAATCAAATACCTAAGAGTGAAGTAGTAGAAGAACAGTTAGTTACACAACGAGAGTTCTTAAAGGCTATACAAAATCGGGCCCAATAACCCAGCCAACTAAAGACTTTCTTACACCTTTAGTAACAGGAGTTACGCTATGAGGTAAGAACGAAGGGAAGAACACAATCTCATTTTGTTTTAATCTAACAATATTACCAGGATTGGAATCGTGAAATACTAAATTTCCACCTTCAAATTCACTAGGATCATTTAGTTGGATACTGAAAGATAACTTTCTGCATCTACCGTTTTCTCCTTTAAGAGTTGCATCGGTATGCATGTCGTAAAATCCTTGATCTTCCGAACGATATATAGAATACTGTAGTGTTTGAATATGTGTTAGTGCAAACTTATAATAGCCAGCATTAACTTCATTTACAGCATCGGATAATCTTTTATAGATGTTGTCAAATGTAGGAGTTTCTTCTAAGAATACGATATCTGTTCTGCGAAGTCGACTATTTCTAGATCCACCGTTTTCTTTTATCTTAGCAGAAATTATTTGCTCAGGATGTTGAGATATATAATTTTCTATAAAATTGTGTTGCTCTTGAGTAAAAATATCTCTTGATACAACACACCATGCATCTTTAGTTTTAGATGGATGTTCTAAAGCCCACATATCACTTATTGCCAAAAGATCCTGGTAGATTCTTTGGAATGTTTACACTAGTTCTAAAACTCATTAAGTTTTCGTCGATTATAAAACCAAGTTCTAGCTCAGTTTTTTCTTCCATAATTGTATATTGGTTAAATCTTAAAAAACTATTACCCCAGTGACGTTCAATCGAAGGACGATACAAATTTAAACGAGAGCCGTTAGATACTATATAAGGCTTGACCCATATACTATCGATTCTAGTAGATTTTTTGAATACGTTACGTTGTTCTAATATACCTTCGGGGTAATTGTAAAAATCCCAAGGACCAAAATTAAGCCAATCATTATGGTCGTCTGGTATTACATCCTCGACAATAGTTTGCCCAGTTTGCATTGCTTCTTCAAATGTAGAACCTAAAGAATGTATATAGTTTATAGAATCAACATTGTCGCTATCATAAAATTTAAATTCAAATCCAAAACTATCAGGTACTAGTTTACCATCAGGCTTGAGCCATTTTTTAACATCGTTTAATGTATGCAGACACATTTCGTCTAATAAAAATGGTCCAAAAATTTCATGAATAATTACATCTACCTGTTCAGGCAACTCTAGTGCCCAACTGGCAGATTCTATAATTTCAAGATTATCTAATTTTTCTTCGTCTTTTAATTTTTGCAATACTTGTACGGCTACTGGATTTGCTTCGACAGCATACACTTTACTAGCGCCTGCTCGGATAGCATACAAAGATAGTAAACCTAATCCTGCACCGATATCTAACACAACTTTTCCCTTGCAAGAATGTTTGATAGACTTTTCGTAGAATAAATTTCTAGTCTTATCTGTCATTAATCCTCGATACGAGCCAACACCTGTGTAATAGGCTTGTATTTGCCCCATTCTAAAATTTTGAAAATCTTCTAGTTGTTCTTTATTCATTTTAAGTCCACATTAAAAGCGATACATCTTCGTTCGCCGTCACCCTTGAAAGGATAAACTGTATGCATTATATATGCCGGAAATATGTACATATCCCCTACTCTTGGACAAATTGCTCTTGGGCCAAGATTTTGTAAACTAGGAACATGAAAATTGCCAAATATAAAATGCAAACAACCATCCAAGCCGTTATTACCATTTTTTTGTATAGTGTTGTATGAGTCTTGAATTTGTTTTGGAACTTTAAGATATAAAATACCACTGAGTAATGCATCGTGTGTATGTACTGGATTATAGTCACCGGCATATTGACTAACAATCCAAGATTTTCTAACTTCTAAATGCCTAGCTTCTATGTTTCTAAAAAATGGATCATAACTAGATTTTAAATAATCCACAACATATGGTAGTACATCAAACGATTCTGAAAACTCAAATTCTCGTTGTTCGCCTTCTTGTATTAGCCCAGCTAAAATAGGGCTCATGTCTGCACCTGTTTTAAGGTATTCGTCAGACTCTTTTAATAAACTATCTATTTCAGTTTGTTTTAATTTGGCCTTTAAAATATCTAAGGACCAAAGTTTACTAATCTCAGCAAATCTAGCCATTTAATAATTCCTTTTTAATTAATTGCTTTAAGGACGAACGCATAGTATTGAAACTAATTGTAATTCTTTCTTTAGTTTTGTTTCTTTCTGTATAATGTAATAACCAGCTAGGAAATAATACTAGCATTCCGGGCTGACATGGAAATTCTATTTGTCCAGCGCCGTATGTTGTTTCTTTAGCTAGTATGTCGTTCATTTTAAAAGGGCGAAGCGGAGTTTCAAAAAACAAACTACAACTACCAGATTCTGCATATGGGTAAAATGCTCCGCTTATAACACTACCTTCATGTCTGTGAGGAGTTACTTTACCATCTTGTCCAATGATATTAAACCAACTATCAGTGACCACACAAGTCTCTAACCCAGTTTTATCAGTATAAGTATCTAGGGCAATTTGTACGTCTGTAAAAAAATCAGATAATTCAGGAACATTTTTTAAATTCTGGTCAGCACCGCCGTAACTAGATTGGCCGTTTACGACTAATACATGCTCACGAGTATTCATAGACCGTATTGTATTAACTAGTGTTGAATTGGTATGTTTGGTAAAATCAAAACCTATAACAATAGTTGGAAATAATTCGTAAACTTTATGATTTATTTTCTTTTCCATACTGTATTCAATGTTAACCTATATTGATCGGCTTCTAATGGCGGTTGTGTACCTACATGCGGAATAATACTATCAAACATAGCAACTCTTCCGGGAACAAAATCCGATACAAATTCAATATCAGATAAATCATTAGTTCTCCATACTGTGGGACAGTGCCAGTTTACATTCCAAGAGACATTTAAATAATAAAGAACACTAACAAAGCCTTCAGTTCTTGAATCGCTATGATAGCGAAGTCGATCAATTGGTGTTGCTAAATTCATCCATGACCTGCTAAACTCGTAGTCTTTTAGCTGATCAGTAACGACTTTCATACCGGGTAAACTAAACAATCCAAATGATTTTAAACTTTCTTCGGTCCATAGAGATTTAATTAAAAAACTGGCTTTTTGATCTGTTAGTAGTGTATCAAAACCGGTCGAAATCATAAACGGAATTTGTCTTATTTGCTCAAACAAACTGCAACGTTCGTGATAACTTAATAAATTATCATAAAGTTTAATGCTATGTCCAGATTGTGTAGTATGTTCTTTCATATAAAATTAAAAGCAATTGATATTCTAGCATCATTTTTATCAGTTGTCAAGTTCTGTCCTACACTATGACGAACCCAACTAGGAAATATTACCAATTTTGATTCTTCTGGCTCTAGCATCAATGCCTGAGCGGTATATTCATTTTCTTGTTCAAAAAATTGGAGGAAAAATTCACTATCGTCTTGTCTTTCTAAAATAAGATCACCACAATTTACAGGACATTTTACATAATAGGTACAACTAAAAAATGACAAAGTATGATTGTGAGATATATTATAATTGTTTCGATTGTTTACATTGAACCAATAATTAGATAACTTAGGAATCCTGCTATTTCCAAATTTTTCATATATAACTTTTAATCTGCCTTGTATTTCAGCAATTAGTTTTTCGGTAACAGGTCCAACAGGTTTAGATAACGGGCGACTTTGCCACCCTCCATTATTGCTTACTTGTATAGGTGTATTTTTTTCAGAATAAATTTTTCTGCATTCTTCAATCAACTGAGCATTGTCTATATTTGTAATATAGTCTTCGTATATTTCTGTTGGGAATAAAAATGCACTTTTCATCGTAATATACTATCAATAAATTTTCTATGATCTACAGCCCTAGTGAGATCTTGTGCCCTACGCTGTCTAATAGAGTAGGATTCTTGCCTAGCACGTTCTAATAAATTTCTTTGTGTTAATATTTTCTTTATTTTATCTCTATTGCATTTTTTAAGACCTACTGCAACTCTTGTAAAATTTCCAAAACTAAACATTACACCTAAACTATCATAAAATGTTAAAAAATCCATTTGAGCTTTTTCATCTAGATCTGCAACTATGCTTGGAGTATTATTGGTCATATAACGCCAAAACTCGCTATCTGTTCTCTTTGTAGTATAACAGAATCTCAAATACAAGTATACATTTTCATAAAATTCTTGCATAATTTTATTGTAATTAATTCTATCTAAACTACAATAACCTAAACTGTTTAAATGTACAAACTGCCTAACTTGCTCAACTGTGTGATGTATGTTTGTTGCTTCTAATGGTTCTGTGAATCCGCTTGCTAGTCCAACAGCAATACAATTTCCAACCCATTGATCCTTCCAGTATCCGCTTTTAAAAGATAGTACACGGCTAGTGTTGGTTAAATCTTTTTGATAAGTTTGTTTAGTCCACTGAGAAAATTTACTAAATGCTTCATCGTCGGATGTAAATTCGCTAGAATACAAATAACCTGCTCCCCAACGATTGCTTAACGGTACTTGTAGTATCCACCCATCTGCGCTTGCTTCTGACGTTGTATAAGGAGGTTGTTTTGTAAATTCATATTCAACTGGATTAGGAATACAGCGGTCGATTGGCAACCAATCACTTTTGTCAACCCACTCTGTATTCATGTGTTTCATCAGTACAGTTTGAAATCCGCTAGCATCTATATAAAAATCAGCTGATAATTTACGCCCGTCATTTAGTACTATATGATCTATATTTTCATTATTCTTTACTACTGAGTCTACAACACCGTCTGTAATAGTTAATTCATTTCGAAATTTATTTTCAATATAACGACTAAACAATACAGCATCTATATGTAGTGCTTGTCCTGCATTTGGATCTCCAGGAATTAATCCATTGTCCATATATGCGGCATTATACGAAGTATCTGAATCATACTGGTTGTGTGCAATGTCATAAGCAGCTACTAAATTGTAGTAACTGTCTTGATACTGGCTAAAATTATGATAATAATGTTTACCATCATTTAACCAATTTTTAAATTTAAGTCCTAATTTAACAGTGGCATTAACATTTTTAATTAGTTCTTCTCTTGTAATTCCTACAAGATCTAAATATTCATAAATTACAGGAGTAAGACTTTCCCCAACACCAATTCCAGGTTTGCTGTGGTCATATACTAGTGTAACATCTACATTAGATTTCCAATATTTTTTAATATAAGTGGCGGCCATAATACCTGCGGTACCCCCACCTACAACTAAAATTTTATAAGTCATTTAGTTAAAGCAAACCACGAAGACAATATATACTTGGTGTCTTTAAGTGGAGGATTGCCCCTGTGTGTATGCGTAAACGAACTAGGAAATATAACAACAGTCCCTTGACGAGGAGGAATTCTCACACTTTGATGAATGAATTCTGTTTCGCCACCGTCATTGATGTCGTTCAAATAGATAATAATACTTAAAAGTCGATTGGCTTCTTGTATACTGTTTTGTTCATGATGCCACATATGATAACCTTGACCAGGTTTTGTACGCTGTATCTTAAATGGCAATATTTGTAAATTTTTAGCAAGATGACTAACACCATTTACCGTGTCTGCATACATGGCAATACATTTAGTTACCGCTTGTATTGCAGGACCAGCTAACTGTCCATTAGTCAACATTCGATTAGTGTCTAGTTCTTCTCCTAGATAGTATTGTTGATCGTCCTTGGCACTGATAGGAACTTGGTCTACTTCTTGTCTGTTAATAGTTAAATCGTAACCATTTAAATATTCAAAGTAAGAACAAACTTTATTACAATACTCTTTTGATAGCTCATTAGGAAAAACTCCAATTAAATTTTCTATAGTCGATGTCATTCGTTATCCTCGTAATGCGAACTAACGCTATTTTTTCCAAGATTACGAACATTAAAATTATAAGCAACACTGATTCGTTCGTCGTCAGTTAAATTATTAGGCGTAGTACCATGTATTGTACTACTTCTAAACACAATACACAACCCCTCTTCCGGATCTATGCAAGTTTGGGTACTATTATCCACAGTTGGCCCAGCATGATCCGGATCAATTGAATGCATTTGAGGGCATGGATGCATAAACATCAGTTGTCCACTACCTTTTGGTGCTCGGGGATAGTATACAGCACTGATGAAACTGTTTGAATGGCCATGTGGAGGATGAGTAGTAGCTGTGGCTGTACTAATGTTGGCCCAACTATCCGCAATATACAGCTCATTAAACTCTATATCGTATCCACATTCTTTTACAAAATCAAATACAGCACTTTTTACAAAATAATTTACTTTTTCAAATTCTTTAAATTTATGAACACCTGTTTTAGTTTGAAAAAAGTTAGAGCTACTAGTTAATAATTTGTCTTTGACAACTTCTTTAACATCAGCATGTATGGAAAAATCTAGATTATTATAAAACCCTACGGTAGTAGGGAACATACGAACAATTTCTTTCATATCAACTCCACTAAGTCGAATACAGTTTGAAGTTTTGTACGTATTGTTTTGCTCGAAAAGCTATTACGCAGACCTTGGTGTAAGGGTTTAGGCGCACGGTCGATAGTTGCCCATGCCCAAGCAATGTGTTCATCACTTAGTTCAGGAACAAATTCTTTTTCTATAACACAGAGATAGGTATGAAAGTTAAACACTTTATCATTTGATACAAATGTTTCTAACGGAATTGTTTTTAAGATTTTTGGTATTGTACCAATTTCCTCAGCAATTTCTCGTTGTAAGCCCTGCCATGGAGTTTCGCCAGTGATATTAGTACCACCAACTAAACCCCAAGTTCCTTCATGCTTGCCATGTGCTTTTTGTAACAGTAAGAATCTTCGTGTAGATTTGGCGTAGAACAATGCTCCGCTACAAACTATCGATTCTTTTACAAGACTAGACTCCATTGACCTGATGTATATACACCCTCAAAACTCTTTGCCCAGGAAACTCCGTTCCACAGGTATTGTACTCCAGTGTATATATTCGTTTGCCACACTAAGGTGTCTTTGTCTTGGTTTGCGTGGAAAACTACAGTCCATGTTTCCCCTGTCCACTCGATGATGTCGTTTACTTCTGCTACGAAATCATGTCCATAGATGTCCTGCCATGCACTAGCACCTTTGCCTGGTGCATTGTGTGTACTACCTATTTCGTCAATTATCAAGTATCGTGTGCCCACAGCAATAGGCTGATCTGTATCTTGTTTTTGAGGACGTTTTGGATTAAATGATTGTGGATTTATAATAGCATCAAATGTGCCAGGACTATTAGGTCTATAGCAATGTGATAAATCGTAACCTAATTCGTGATCTAGTAAACCCGCACTATCAATTCCTGTGTTAGATGTAAGTGTATCAGGATTCCATTGAACATGCATGATTGTATAGTTCAACGGATCGATAGCCACAGTACCTACAATTTGACTACCATTTGCTTGTGTTAAAAATAGTCTACTTGAACCTGCAACATATTTTCCAGGGTATTGTTGCATAATGGCCATCCAGTCTACTGGTGTGCCTTGACGTTCTGGAATATCTAATGTAGGCTCCAATGGAACTGTACTTTCGTGTGGCTCTAATAAAATAGCTTGATTGTTGTATACTTCTAATTTATAACCAGTAATACTGATAGTCAATTCGTCAAATTGATTTTGAAAAGTTGTAGTCGATCCTAATGGGTCGCTTGATGAACCTAACCCTTCAATATAAGTTCCGCTATTAACAGCAGAACCATGCATGTTATTAATAATTTTTGTAATAACACCCAAATGTTTGACCTTAACTGGCGGATTAATCCATATAGGAGTATCTAGTGTTATGGTAGCAATGTCAATTGGTGTGTCATTGCCTACAGGAACTGTTCGACTATCCCAGTTAATATCATTTAAGTTTAATACAGTTAAACTGGTCCAGTCAATATAATTGTCTGTAGTTTGTAGTTCTAGACTAGGATTGAACAAGACTAAAATCTGTTCAAGTATTTGTAATTTTTGATCTGTATTGGCACTCCAAATATCGCACTTCATAGTAAGTTTGAATGGTGTTGGCATCAAACGTTCAATGGTATAATTTTTACCTTGTTCAGGCAAGTATTTGTTAGTGCGAGGATCTATAGCACGTTCGCGAATATTAACTGTATCTACAAAAGTTTGATCAGCTAGTCTATCTCGATCCAATGCTAGAGCTGTAACATAGATACTGATACGTGGAACAGAGTTTACAATATTTTCACTGTTTTGTCTAATAATGCTAGCTACTTGACGTTCAGCATCTCCATACATTACAGGTATACGATGTAAACTACCGTCACCGTATTTTACCACAAAATTACTAA